ATCGAGAGCGTTGCGCGGGCTGCATACGCGGCAGAGTGGGAGGGCGACTTTCCTTCGCCAGGAAGCATCCAACACGAACTCGCCATGAACATTGCCCGCGCCGCCATCCTCGCAACGCTTGAAGGGCTACGGGACCGGGTTGACCATACGGAGGGATTTGTCGTGGCGTTCGAGCGGGAGTCCGGATTCTCGTACACCGGTTCGATATGTGTTGGCCTTATCGGCGTGTTTGACACCCTGATAGCAGAACTGGAATCCCCATGCGACACATGACCGTCGAGCGATCGGAGCGGCTGGCCGGCGTCTGGACCCCCGATATGGTCGAGCAGCGCCTGCAGTCCGCCATGATCACGTTGCGCCGCCTGCCGGTCCCGCGGCACGGCATGCCGATGCGCGACAGGAGCCACTGGCCCGATGTCGTGCGGACATTCTGGGAGATGAACGCGGCCGACGATCCGAACCGCCCTGCTGGCGCCACCGCGGCTCAGACCCGCAAGGAACACGCCGCCGACCGCAACCGCATCCGCATCGCGCCCTCGAACAAGGCGATACGCGAGATGGATGAATGTCTGGCCTGGCTGATGCTGATCACCGACACGAGGAAGCGCAAGGTGGTGTTCGCGAGATCGCACGTCCACGAGGAATCAGGCCGGCACCTGACCAGCTATCGCCGCCTCGAGAAATGCATGGGCTGCGGCCGCGAAGGTCTGCGCCTGTGGTATCGCCACGGCCTCCGGGACATCGCAATGGCGCTCAGCGATGGGCGCTGAAATGCGGGACTTGCCAAGGTTGCCAAAAACGGGCATATTTTCGCTATCCTAGACACACGCCCGCCCGGAATTCCCCGGCGGGCTTTTTCGTGAGCGGAGCATGGCGTCCGAGGAACAGATCCGGGCCGATCTGGCGCGCATGCTTTCGGCCGGGCCGACCGACTTCGATCTGCCCGACAGCAACGCACCACCACGCTTTATCATGCCGCCGGTCCAGCCCGAACCACAGGTCGGCGAATCGGATCGCGACGCCCTGGTGCGGGCACTCGTGCCGGGCCTTCGGCTTGGCGAGTGGCGCATCACCCCGAAGCGGTGGAAGAACCCAGGCGGCGCACCGTTCCACGGGCTGATGTTCGAGCGCGAATTCTGATTAACAACCAACGGAAATCAAATGCCTAAAGGTGGTGTGCGTCCCGGCTCAGGTCGGCCGAAGGGCGTACCGAACAAAGCGACAGCTGACATCAAGGCGCTTGCCCAGAAACACGGCAAGGCGGCGATCGACAAACTCGTCAAGATGATGGACAGCGACGACGAGCGCACCATTATCGCCGCCAGCAAGGAACTGCTGGACCGCGGCTATGGCAAGGCGCCCCAAGCGATTACCGGCGAGGGCGGCGAGGGCCCGGTAACGATCGTGGTCGAGACCGGCATCAGGCGTGACTGAAATCAGGGTGGCGACGGGCTATGTGCCCCGGCCGCTGCAGGCCAAGCTTCACAAGTCGCTCGACCGTTTCACCGTGCTGGTCTGCCACAGGCGGTTCGGCAAGACGGTGTTCTGCATCAACGAGCTGATCGATCGCGCGCTGTCCAACAAGGGAACCAATCCGCGCCTCGCCTACATCGCGCCGCTCTACAAGCAGGCCAAGACGGTTGCCTGGGATTACCTGAAGCACTACACGGCGGCTATCCCGGGCCGGCAGGTGAACGAGAGCGAGCTTAGGGTCGACCTGCCCAACGGCTCGCGCATCAGCCTGTACGGCGCCGACAACCCGGACAGCCTGCGCGGCATCTACCTCGACGGCGTGGTGCTGGACGAATACGCGCAGATGAGCCCGCGGCTGTGGGGCCAGGTCATCCGCCCTGCTCTGGCGGACCGCAAGGGCTGGGCGATATTCATCGGCACGCCGATGGGCCACAACGAGTTCTGGCGCATCTACGAATATGCCAAGTCGTCGGATGGCTGGTTCGCGGCCATGTTCAAGGCCAGCGAGACGGGTGTGCTCGAGCCGGACGAGTTGATCGCCGCGGCCTCGGAAATGGACGAGGACGAGTACGACCAGGAATTCGAGTGCTCGTTTACCGCGGCGATCAAGGGCGCCTACTTCGGCAAGCTGATGGCGAAGGCCGACGCGGACGGCCGCATTGCCGGCGTGCCTTACGACCCGGTGCTTCCGGTCCACACGGCATGGGATCTGGGCATCGGCGACGATAATGTGATCTGGTTCTTCCAGCAGTCCGGGCCGCGCATCCAGGTCATCGACTATTACGCCAACCACGGCTTCGGGGTCGATCACTACTGGCAGGAGCTGCAGCGCCGCGCCCGGGACGATGGTTACGTGTACGGCACGCACTACGCGCCGCATGATATCGAGGCGCGCGAGTGGGGCACGGGCCGGACCCGCGAGGAACAGTCAAAGCGGCTGGGGCTCAAATTCATCGTCGTGGCCCGCGTATCGAACAAGGAAGACGGCCACAACGCGGTACGGGCCATCCTGCCGCGCTGCTATTTCGATGAAAAGAAGTGCGAGGACGGCATCGAGGCGATGCGGCAATACAGGCGTGAGTGGGACGAGAAGAAACAGGCGTTCAAGGACCGTCCCCTGCATGACTGGACCAGCCACCCCGCCGATGCCTTCCAGACCATGGCGCTGGGCGTCAAGGACCAGTACGCGCCCCCCGAACCGCGCTGGGAGCGCAATCTGAACGAAGAACTGCTGGACCACTTCAAGCGATCGGAGTCGAGCGAAAGGATTTGAGGCATGGGCATTTTGAACATCACGGAGTACCAGGGGCCGGCCATCGTCACGCCGGGCATAGCCGTGCCTGTCGGGCAGGAACCGGCGCTCAGGCGCGAGAACACAAGCTTTACCACTGCGGCCCCTGCGTCGGCCTTCCTCGCCGCAACCAATTTCGTGCGCATTCAGTCCGACACGGATGCGTATTTCAACGTCGGCGGCACGGCCACGGTAGCAAACGGGACGCCGATCAAGGCAGGCGTGCCGGAGTATTTCGGGGTCGCGCCCGGTGACGTGCTGTCCATTTACGACGGAGTGAGCTGATGATCGGCAAGATCCCCCGCAAGCAGGATGTCGACGCGATCGCCGGGCTGCTTGCGCTGGCCAAGGAAGACCCGAAGTTCGCGCAGTCCATCGAAATGCTCGCGGACCAGACGGCCAAGCACGACGAGGCGCGCACGGCCCTTGTGGAAGAGCGCGAGGCCCACACCAAGGCGGCCAAGCGCGAGGAGAACGCGGCCCGCCGCGCCGAGACAGCCCGAAAGAAGGTCGCTGAGGAACGAGAGACCCTGAAGGCCGACCAAGCGGTGCATGGCGCCAAGGCTGCGCAGCTGCGGACCGATCGGGATGATTTCGAGGAGAAAGTCACAAAGGCATCCGCAGATGTGCAGGAGCGGGAACTTGCCGCCGATGAAGTCGCGATTAAGCTCGCCAAAGACCTCAAAGAACTCGATGCGGCCCAGGAGCGCGTCAAGGCGAAGGAAGCCGATCTCGACCGGCGCCTGCGCGCGGCAAAACAGTTCGTGAAGGAGCAAGCAGCATGAAGAAATATCTTATCCTTGCAGCCCTGTTATTGTTCCCGGTGCCAGCCTTGGCCGTGGACTGCTCGCTCGATGCCACCGCCTGCCGCTGCGTTGGTGCGATCTACAAGGATCCGGCATTATCGGCCCCGGGCGATCTGACCATTCGCGTCTTCAACTGGCAGCGGGCCGGAAGACGCCTGAATCGCCGCCTGCTGGATCAGCAGCTTGTCTCGCTATACTTCTCCTACGAGTCGTTCGGGACACATATCTGCTGCGAGCCGTTCAACAACGGTGGCCTGTCCGTTCCCTACGACCGGGTGACGGTGACGTACATTGAAGCCGAGGCCGGCGAGTTGGATAAAATCCTGATCGGCGGCTACGACGCCGCTCCGGAATACGGCGACTGGAATGAGATCACCAACGGCGATGCGACGACCGATGTAAGTTTCTCCCTGTTCAACGAGGTCACGACGAATGTGGCCACGTCCGTCCTGAACGGCGACTCCCGGGCGATCGGTATCTCCAAGAACCAAACCCTCATTACCCGGGCGATCACCAACCGCAAACTGACACTGGAGAACAAGATCCTCGACGAAGGCTGCGCCCTGCCATGAAAATCGCCGGCTGGCGGGCTTGGTATACCGGGGACCGGATATACACCAACGGCCCGGACCTGCTGAAATCCTTCGTGGACCTGCCGGACGACGGCCTGCTCTGCCTGTGCGTGTATCACGACGAGTTCGCCGGCGACGTGCGCTACCGCACCTTCGTCTCCTGCCCGCCAGAACAGGCGCAGGACCCCTACTCGCACGACTACTGCTTCGGGGCGGAAAGCGTACAGGATCTCGTGTTCATGTTCTCGAAGGGGCCGATCAAGGACATCATGTCGCGCTACGACATCCCGAGGAAAAACATCAAGAAGGGCTACGGCGTCGATATCATGGAGTTCAGGCGCGTCAACGGCCTGATGACCGAAGCGGTCGATTGCCCGACCTGTAGCTGATGGCCCTTATAAACTTCCAGCAGGAAGACACCAGCGCCGACAGCGGAGTCAACATCGGTTGTTCCGGCTCCACCCTTGGCACCACGAATTTCGCCAAGGAAATGATCCAGGGCGGCACGGCGGGCACGGTGGAAGTGCTGCCCGACCCCGTATCCGGCGCCGACCGCGCCAACGTTATGTTCCAGTCGGATACCGGAACCTCCCTGCCGACCACATGGGGCTCCGGCGATTACGTGGTCCGGCTGAATATTACCTCGGCCCGTTCCGGCGCGGTCTGGGCGGAGACCCATATCTGCGAGCGGACAAGCGGCGGAACATACAATACCGTAGCGTCCCTGACCGGCCAGGCCGACTCGCTAAGCACGGGCGTCAAGACACACACCGTCAACAGGGGCACCGATTATGCGGCTTCGGCGAACTCCACGCTGTATATCGTCCTCGTCATAACAGGCCCGGCGCATGGCGGCACGAACTACGGGTTTACCCCGGACCAGATCATCAACACACCGATAGACGACGGCGTTGGCGGCGGCGCTGCGCTGTTCATGCATCACTTCAAACAGATGGCGAACAACTGATGCTGATTCTCCGACAAAGCACGGCGATAGATATCCGCATGGGGCCGTTCGTGGACGTGGCCGATGGCGCGACCCCCGAAACGGGGATAACTCTCGGTGCCGCCGACCAGGCCGAAGTCCTGAAAGAAAACGGGGCCGCGACGGTAGCCATGGCCGGAACCTTTGCCGCCATCACCGGAGCGGACGGATGGTACGACTACACCGTTGCCGCCGGCGACGTGGATACCGTGGGAGAAGTGGTGTTCGTGGTGCAGGACGTATCGGTATGCCTGCCGGTCTATGTCCGGGGCTTCGTCGTCGAGGAAGCCGTTTACGACGCCATGTACGATGCCGCCTCGGCTGGTCCCTTGCAAAGCACGACGGCGGGCCGGACCCTGGATGTCTCCGCGACAGGAGAGGCAGGTTTGGACTGGGCCAATATTGGCTCCCCCACGACCGCGCAGAACCTCTCCGGAACCAATATCGACGTGGATCAGGTTGTGGCCTCGGTTTCCGGTGCTGTCGGGTCCGTAACTGCGGCGGTGACGGTCGGCACGATCAACGCCAACGTCGTCAACGCCTCGGCTCTCGCGACGGATGCAGCCGAGGAAATCGCCGATACCGTCTGGGATGAAGACGCCACGGGACACCAGACCACCGGAACCTTCGGACAGGCCATCGGCGATCCCGTGGCGAATACCGAGACGATCTACGATGCCGTGGTGACGGACGCCGCCGGCATTAACGTGGCCACGGATATCATCGCCGTGAAAGCCGAGACCGCGTTGATCGTGGAAGACACCGGAACCACCATCCCGGGCACGATCACGACCCTCCAGGCCGACACGGACGACATCCAGACACGCCTCCCCGCTGCCTTGGTGGGAGGAGCAATGGATTCCGATGTCTCGGCCATACAGGCCGGGGCCATTACTGCTGCTGCAATCGCCAACGGGGCCATCGACGCGGCAACGTTTGCTGCTGGAGCCATCGATGCCGCCGCAGTTGCAACGGACGCCATAGACGCGGATGCTCTCGCGGCGGATGCCGTGACCGAAATTCGCGACGCCATCCTGCCCGTATCGAATACGACCCTGAACAATATCCCCGTGCTGTTCGTGGCCGCGAGCGATCACGTCACGCCTGTTACGGGCGCGACTGGAACCGCCGTCACCCGCTCCATCGACGGTGGCGCATTCGGAGCCGGTACAGGCTCGTTCACGGAAATCGCCAACGGCATGTACCAGTACGACGCCTCGGCAGCGGATATGAACGGCGGCATTATCATCTTCCGCTTCACTGCCACGGGCGGGACACCGGGGGCTCCCGACGATGCCTTCGTAACCGTGGTGACGGGGGCGGGTGTATGATCGTCTTCCACCAGAACAATGTCGCCGCATTCGCCGGGAACCATGTCGTCATCTGGCTTGGGCAGCCGATATTGCGGCAGAGGGTTTCCGTCACGTCCGCAGCAGCGGCGAACAACCTCATCGAGCAAGCGAGGTCGGTGGCGCGGTTTACCCACACCCGCATATTCGGAAGGGTGAACTAGATGTATCCGGTCAAGCAAAGCACCGCCCTGACTGTTCCCTTCTTCGTCCATGACGTTGCCGGCGATGCAGTAACGGGCCTTGCGGACGGCACGTTCACCAAGCGGATTTCCAAGAACGGGGCCGGCTTTGCTGCCATGACCGTGACGATTTCCGAGATGGAGAACGGCTGGTACTCGATTCCGCTTTCTTCCAGCCACAGCGATACGCTCGGCATCCTATCGATCACCTTCACCAATGCCTCCGCAAAGCAGGTCAACCTTCAATACAGAGTCCATGCCGCGCTGCCGGACGATATCAAGGCGGAAACTGTTCTGATCCTCGCGGATACTGCCGACATCCAGCCGAAGATCGGGACGCCTGCTGCGGACGTGAGTGCGGATATTGCGGCAGTGAAGGCGGAAACGGCCCTGATCGTCGCCGACACGAACGAACTCCAGACGGACGATGTGCCCGGGTTGATTGCCGCCCTGAATAACGTTGCCGCCACGGACATCGTTTCCGCCGGAGCTATCACGACCCTTGCGGGCGCGGTGGTCAATGTCGATCTCGTGGACACCACGACCGTGAACACGGATATGCGCGGCACCGATAGTGCGCTCCTTGCAGCAAGTGCGCCATCCAACTTCGGCGATCTCGCAATTACCGTGACGACCGGCCTTGTCTCTGTAGGGACAATGGGTACGGGAAGTATCGTCGCCGCCACCTTCGGGGCCGGGGCCATCGACAATGCGGCGTTCAACGTTACCGAGACCCTTACGGCCAATCCGGCTGCCGGAGGCATTACCGCTGCTTCGTTCGGGGCCGGTGCCGTGGACGCTGCTGCTCTTGCCGCAGATGCTGCAACCGAGATCGCAGATGCCCTGCTCAACCGCGATATGTCGGCGGTGACAGTGACGAACACGCGAAGTCCGATCAATGCCTTCCGCTTCCTCAGAAACAAGTGGTCCATTGCGGCTGCTACCCTGACCGTGACGGAAGAGGACGACCTGACGACGGCATGGACATCTGCCCTGACCACGGACGGAGCCGCCAATCCGATCACGGCCTCTGATCCCGCGTAATGGGCTACAGGGCACCGCTCCCGTTTGCGGGCGCTCTCGGAAGTCCGCCGGCCGCAGGGGCGGATGGAGGCTTGCTGTCGCCCTTGCCGTTCCTCGGCGCCTTCGCGGGCCAAGGCGCGGGGGACCAGGGCGGACTGTTGGCCCCTGCACCGTTCATGGGCGCATTCGCGGGACCGTCCGGGGCCGTCGACCAGGGCGGGTTCCGCAGCCTGCTCGCGCTCTGGACCGGGGGCGCAGGCAGTGACGACGGAACGCCACCGACCACGCGCGAGAAATTCGCCGGCTTCATTGCGAATGCCGGCCGGCTCATGAGGTAGGAATGCCAGACGCACCGTTTGTAAACCCGAAGGACGCCGGCAAGGGCGAGGAAGGCATCGTCAAGTATTGGCGGACCGAACTGGATCTTGCCTCCAGGCACGAGGCCGACTGGCGCAAGCGGGGCAAGAAGGTCGTCGAGCGGTACCGCGATGAGAAGAAGCGCGCCGGCAAGCAGTTCAACATCCTGTGGTCGAACACCGAGACGCTGAAGCCCGCCGTCTATTCCGCGACGCCGGAGCCGGATGTGAGGCGCCGCCATCTCGATGACGACCCGGTGGGCAAGGAAGCCGCCGAAACCCTGGAGCGGGCGCTCTCGTTTCTGGCCGATGGCGGGGATTTCGACGAGGACATGGAGGCGGCGCGCGACGACATGCTGCTGCCGGGCCGCGGCGTGCTCCGCGTCGTGCTGGAATCGGATATACAGACGAGGGCGCCGATTTCGATACAGCGCGAGGACGAAACCGAACCGGCCTTTTTCCTCGATGATGAGCCCGTAGTGCCGGACGGGGAAGACGCGAACGGCAACGCCTTCGTCGAGCAGATCGGCGAGCAGACCGTGCGGACGGAATACGTCGCATGGGACGATTTCCGGATATTCCCCGCGGGCGTGCGGCGCTGGCGCGATGCCTACGGTATCGGCTTCAAGCATGTGCTGACGCGGACCGAACTCGTCGACCAATTCGGCGCCATCGGAAAATCCGTGCCTCTGAACTTCACGATGCTGAAGGGCGAGGAAAAGGACAAGGAGCACAACGAGCCGCTGAAGCGCGCCGTCGTCTGGGAAATCTGGGACAAGCGCAGCCGGCAGCGCCTGTGGACCGCGGACGGCTTCGACAAACTGGTGGACCGGGAAGACGACCCGCTGGGACTACGGGGCTTCTTCCCAACCCCCGCCCCGCTATACGCGATATCGACCACGGATACGATGGTGCCGATCCCGGAATTCACCATCTACCAGGACCAGGCCGACGAGCTGGACGAGATCACGGCCCGTATCGCTCTGCTGATCAAGGCGATCAAGGTGCGCGGCCTGTACGCGGCGGCGATCAAGGAATTCCGCGACCTGCTGCAGGGCGAGGACAACGAATTGCTACCGGTCGAGGACTGGGCGTCGATGCGGGACAGGGGCGGGCTCGAAGGTGCGGTCACATGGATGCCGATCGAGCAGATCGCCAAGGTGCTGGTGTCGCTGTACCAGCAGCGCGAACTTCTCAAGCAGGAGATTTTCGAGATCACCGGGCTTTCCGACCTGATAAGGGGCTCGACCAATGCCAGCGAGACGGCGACGGCGCAGCGCCTGAAGGGGAATTTTGGGCAGTTCCGCATGACGCCGCGGCAGAAACCCGTAGCCCGCTATGCGCGCGACCTGTTCCGAATCATGGCCGAGATCGTCGCGGAGCATTTTACGCAGGACAACCTCGTCCGCATGACGGGAATGCAGCTGCCCTCGCAAGATGACAAAGTGCAGGCGAAGGCGGTGGTGACTCGTGCCGAACAGGCAGGGCAACCTGTGCCTGCCGAGATTCAGCAGATGCTCGAAAAATCGACATGGGAAGACGTAATGCAGCTGCTGCGCGACGACAAGACGCGGGGCTTCCGCATCGACATCGAGACCGATTCGACGGTGCAGCCCGACGCGGACCAGGAACGCCAGGCCGCTACCGAATTCACGGCAGCAGTTACCCAGTTCCTGACGACGGCAATCGAGGTCGTCGGCGCGGAACCCGCTCTGGCGAAGGTCATGGGCGAAATGCTCAAGATGTCGGTGCGGCGCTTCAAGGTCGGGCGGACGGTCGAGGACGCGATAGACGAGGCCCTGCTGGAAATCGAGCAGAAAGCGCAGCAGCCCCGGCCGGACCCGGAAGCCGAGGCGGCACAGGCCGAAACGGCGCGCAAGGATCAGGAATCTCAGGCCGGCATAGAACGCAAGCAGCAGGAGAGCGTCGCCAGCCTCGCAATGAAGCGTGAGTCCATGCAGGCCGAGACGGCCCTGAAACAGCAGGAGGCCCAGATTGCCGCCATCCTGAAGTTCCTGGAGGCGAAGTTCGGGGCGGAGATTGAAAGCTTCAAGGCGCGGCAGCAAACACAAGGAGCGCAGAACGGATGACAGCGAACAGTGAAATTCCAAATGTGGTGCAGGCGTTCGGTTATTGGCTTGAGCAAAACGGTCAATCTCGGGAAGGCGTGGAAATCACAATCCAGTTTCCCGACGACCAAGCTCATCGCGCTGCCCAGATAGCGTTGGCCAGGTGGTACAACTCAATGGTGCTTGCGCAAGGCAGCGTCAGCGAAATCATCGATCTGAATATCTACGGCATCAAATTGCGGCTCACTGCGGCATGAGATACATCTGGGACGGCAAGCACTGGGTGCCGCGCGAGAACTACGCATCCCCGGTGCAAGCCGGCCCCAGCATCATCCGGGACGAGACCGACGCCTTCACGTCAATGGCGGACGGGCAGGTCTACACGTCCAAATCCTCCTACCGGCGCGAGCTCAAGGCGCACGGCATGGTGGAATACGGCAACGACCGGGATTCGGGGCGGAAAATCGAACCGTCCTCGGCGATCCCGGAACTTTCACGGCTACTTGACTGAAATCGGAGGAATTCATGAGCGTTGATGGCGGGCAGGAAGCCCAAGCCGAAACGACCGAAACCGAAACCCCGGAAGCGACGCTTCTGGACACACTCGATGCCGCGTGGGACGAGACGGCAGAGGCGGAAGCCGAAGCCGAATCTCCGGAAACCCCGGCCGCGGAACAGGAGGCGGCAGAGGCCGCCCCGGAGCAGGAAGCGGAGGAGGCGGAAGCCGCAGCGGCAGAGGATGCCGACGACGAGCCCGCCGGACCGGTCGAAGCCCCGGAACACTGGCCGCAGGCCGACAAGGATCTGTTCGACCAGTTGCCCGACGATTCGAAGTCGTGGTTCCTGGACAAGACAAAATCCCTGGAGGCCGGCTACGACTCCAAGTTCAAGGAGGTCGCGGACCAGCGCAAGCGGTTCTCGGCATATGAACAGATCGACCAGCTTATCGAGCCCAACCGGGAACAACTCCGGCTCGCGGGCGTGACCGAGCAGGCGTACATCGGGCAACTGATGGCCGCCGACCGGTACCTGCGGGAGAAACCTGGCGAGGCAATCGCGTGGCTGGCGCAGACTTACGGCATCGACCTGAAGCAGCAGACGGCCGGGCAGGAGTCCGAAGCCGACATGCTCGACCCGGTTGCAGCCACCAGGATCGACACCTTAACCAGCAAGATTTCGTCCCTCGAAACTCAGCTACAGCAGAGGCAGCAGGCCGAACAGCAGGCCGGTGCCAACGCCTTGCAGGGCCGGATCGACGAATTCCGCGACGCGGCCGACGAGAAGGGCAACCCCGCGCATCCTCATTTCGAGGAAGTTCGCGCACATATGGGGGCGCTCATCAACTCGGGTGCGGCCACCGACCTCGACAGCGCATACGAGCAGGCCATCTGGGCCTCGCCCAAGCTGCGCGACGATTTGATCGCCCGTCAGACGACGGAAGCGGCGAAGACGGCGCAGGCAGCGCGCCAGGAACAGGTCGGCAAGGCCAAGAAAGCGTCACGGAACGTCAACGGCACCGGCGCGGCGGGCACGGTCGAACGCGAGGAAGCGGACACGCATCTGGAGGAGCTGGAGCGTCAATGGGACGAGCTTGCGCCAACCTGAATAAAGGAACGTGACAATGGCTTCGCCAAACCTCACGGAACTTGTCACCACGACCCTGCGCAACCGGCGCCGGAAACTGGCCGACAACGTTCTCAACCACAACTCGTTGCTCCGCAAGCTCAACCAGAGCGGCAACGTCCAGAACGCCGCGGGCGGTCGAACGCTCGTGGAGGAGCTGGAATACGCGGAGAACTCGACGTTCAAATACTACGACGGTTACGAAGTGCTCGACATTTCGCCGTCGGACGTATTCTCGGCCGCCGAGTACAACTGGAAACAGGCCGCGGTCGTGGTCAGCATCTCCGGCAAGGAGCGCCGGCAGAACAGCGGCCGCGAGCAGATGATCCGCCTTCTCGACCGGCGTATCCGCAACTCCGAAAAGACGATGATGAACAACCTGTCCATCGGTGTCTATTCGGACGGAACGGGCACGACGGGCAAGCAGATCGGCGGGCTTCAGCTGCTGGTCCCGGACGACCCGACGACCGGAACGGTGGGCGGCATCAACCGCGCTACCTTCACGTTCTGGCAGTCGGTCAAGTACGGCGGCGTGGCCGATGGCGGCGGCGCCGTCAGTGCGACGAACATCCAGAATTATATGAACAGCGTGTGGATCCAGCTCGTGCGCGGGGCGGACCGTCCCAACATGATCGTGGCGGATTCCACGTACTTCAACTTCTTCTGGCAGTCGTTGCAGGCCATCCAGCGCATCGGCCAGGCCAATACCGGCGATTCGGGTTTCGAAAACCTGATGTACCACGGGCCCGGTGGACGGGCCGAGGTCATGTACGACGACCAGTGCCCGGCCGCACACATGTACTTCCTCAACAGCGACTACTTCTTCTGGCGCCCGCACAGCGACGCCAACATGGAGCCGCTGTCGAGGCGCGAGCCGGTCAACCAGGACGCCGTGGTCGTTCCCCTCATCTTCATGGGCAACCTGACAATGAGCAACAGCTCGTTGCAGGGTGTCCTGATCGCCTGAACGGAGGAAACAGCCATGTATATCGCTGGAATTGACGAAACCCGCGTGGATGCCAACGCGGACGGCCCGGCCTTCGGGCTGGGCCAGATCGGGCAGAACTCCGACGGTAAGGTCTACAAATACGTCCAGTATGACACCGGGGCGGGGGCGGTTGCCGCAGTCTCGGGTCAGGTGGCGTATTACTACCTTGCCAGCGGCTACGACGCCAATATCGTTACGTCCGACGTGTCGGACAGCGTGGGCATCGGTGCCGGCGTTCTGTTCAGCGCCCCGACCGATGGGGATTATTGCTGGATCCAGATCAAAGGCCCGGCGACTCTCTCCCTAGCGCTTACGGCGGGCGCCGATGGCAATGCGCTTACCGCGATCGGCGCGGGCGATGGCACGCTCGACGTGTCGGCGCTCGTGACCGATCACATCTGCGCCATCGCTGACGACGCTTCGGCATTCGAAATCGTCTGCGACTTCCCATTCTGAACGGCCACCCTGAAACTCCGGGAGGGGCGCAATCCCCTCCCGGTTCTTTTTGACATTTCACAACTCCGGAGAATTGAAGCATGTCCGATATCGGCAGCCACGAGGAATGGATGAACACGGCGAAAGACCAGAGCGACGGGTGTATTCCGCGCTTCCACGTCAAGGCCGTGGAGAGCAAGGCGAGGAGCGAGGTCGAGGGCAGGCCCGTGTTCGATGAGGTTCCCTATGTGGAAATCCTTATCCCGGGCGATCGCACGTCCATTGTCGACCGCCCCTTGCAGGACGCGGACAAGGACCGCTGGCCACAACAGTACGCGCGATTCAAGGAAAACCGGGAGCGGGTTGTTACCGGAACGCCACTGGAATTGTGGCCGTATCTCAACGTGGCCCGGGTGGCGGAACTGCGGGCGCTCAATATCTTCAGCGTCGAAGCCATCGCCGACCTTTCCGATACCGGGCTGGGCAAGATCGGCCCCGAGGCCAGGGAATTGCAGCAGCGGGCCAAGGCGTTTTTGCAGCCGCAGAGCGCGACCGAAACCGATCTGCGCACCGAGAACCAGGAACTGCGCGGACAGATCGCCAATTTGCAGGCGCAGCATGACGAGGCCATGCGGATGCTGGACGAGAAGACGGCGCCCAAAAAGCCGGGCCGGCCGAAGAAAGCCGCCTGAATGACGCTCCTGTCCATATGCCAGAACGTTGCCGATGAGGTCGGGGTGGATCAGCCCGCCTCGGTTATCGGCAACGGCGAGGACACTGCCAAACGGCTGTTGGCTGCCGCCAAAAGGGAAGGCAAGGAACTGGCGCGCAAGTCATGGACCGTGCTGCAGGTGGAGCATCCTTTCACCACGGTCGCGAGCACGGCGGAATACAGTCTGCCAGCGGATTACAGCAAACTGATTTCCGATACCGTCTGGGACAGGACCAATTACTGGAAGGTCCGGGGAGGGCTTTCCCCGGCGCAATGGCAGGTGCGCAAGTCCGCGATTCTGGCCCAATCGGATATCAGGCGCGCGTTCCGCATCAAGGCCAGTTCCGGCGTGCGCAAGTTCTTCCTCGATCCCGTCCCGTCGAGCGCCGATGACCTGGTGTTCGAATACCTGTCTACCTCGTGGTGCGAGGATTCCGGCGGGACGGGGCAAAGCCAGTGGGCCGCGGATACCGATGTCGGCCGGCTGGATGAAAACCTCATCGAGCTCGGTGTGCGCTGGCGCTTCCTGCAGCGGCTCGGCTTGTCGTATCTCGACGAAAAGGACGAATACGAACGCGCCGTCGACCAAGAGTTCGCGGCCGATTACGGGCCGGAATTGCTCAACATGGCTGAGCAGACCGAGGGCTTCTTCGTCAACGTTCCGGAAACCGGTTTCGGCTGATGCCGGTTGCGCAAAGGGTATTGCAGCGCGTCCGCGCGCAGCAGCCGAGCGTCCGCACCATCCCGGCCCCCGTGGGCGGCTGGAATGCGCGCGATTCTCTGGACCAGATGGAAGAGACGGATGCCATCTTGCTCGACAACTGGTTCCCGGGTCTGGGGCGGGTCGAGCAGCGCGGCGGGTTTACCAAGTTCGTTCAAGGCATAGGGCTCGCCAATACTTCCGATCTGGCCGACGTGGAAACTGTGGCGGAGTATCACGCGGGGGCAACGCGCGCGATGCTCGCGGCAGGTGGGGTCAAGACGCAGGCGTCCGGGACGAATCTGTTGCTTCATACCCGTGAGTTCGATGATGGGGTTTGGGTCAAGGCGAGGTTAAATCCTGTTAATGCCAATGCGGCCACCGCTGCGGACGGGACTATCACAGCGGACGAGTTGATCGAGGATACGGACACCGGGGAGCATTACACGGACCAGACGTTCGCTGTGACGATAAGTGTCGTCTATACGTTGTCGATCTATGTCAAGCCGGCAAGCGGGGCGCGAACACTCAGGCTGCGGACCCATACAGCGGTATCAGCCAGCGTGGATATTGACCCGGCGACGGGGACGCTTAGCTCCATAACCAATTGCACTGCAGTCACCAGCGTGGCAGCGAATGGTCTTTACCGCGTCGCCATGACGGTCACTGCGGCATCGACCGCAAACCTTGGCTGTCGCGTTCAAATGTATCCGACAGGTGGTTCTACCGTCTACACCGGCGACAATACTTCCGGCCTGCATGTCTCGGATGTTCAGTTGGAGGTTGGTTCGTCCGCAACCTCCGTCATGATATCCGGGGCCACGCAGGGCAGCCGTTCGGCTGGTGACATCAACGAAATCTGGAGCGTGTCGCCGACAATAGCACGGCTCGCCACGGGCTTTACCAACAACCGCTGGCAGCACGCGAATTTCAATGGCTCCATGGGCCTTGTGAACGGCGCCGACGCGCCGCAGACGTTCGATGGTTCAACCATAGCGGCAATGACCGTATCGGGCTCGGGCCTTACCGTATCTAACTTGGTAGGGATCAACGTCTTCAAGTCGCGGACGTATTTTTGGGAGAACAGCAGCCAGGATTTCTGGTACAGCGCCGTCAATGCGCTGGGCGGAACGCTCACCAAATTCCCGCTGTCCCGGGTGGCGCAGTTCGGCGGCAATCTGGTAGCCATGGGCACATGGACCGTGGATGGCGGCGCCGGGGTCGACGACCTCGCCGTCTTCTTCATGAGCAGCGGCGATACCATCGTCTATCAAGGTTCGGATCCCGGCAGCGCAACAGCTTGGGCGCTTGTGGGCGTGTTCCGCATGGGTGCGCCGATCAACGTGCGGGGCGTGGCCAAGTTCGGCCCAGATATGATCGTGGCCACGCGGGACGGCTACCAGCCACTTTCCAAGGTGCTGCCGCTGGGACGCGGGAGAAGCGAATCGGTTTCCGACAAGATCCGCGGCGCCGTGATCGAGCAGGCGTTTGCCACGGGCGACGAGTTCGGCTGGCAGATCGTGCTCTATCCCAAGGGCAACATGGCGCTGTTCAATTACCCGACTTCCACGGCTGGTGTGTATGAGCAGCATGTCGTCAACCTGACCACGGGGGCATGGTGCCGGTTCAAGGGAATGAATGCGCGGTGCTTCGTGCTGTTCGACGACAAGCTGTATTTCGGGGGCGGGTCCGGCATCGTATATCTCGCGGATAACGGCGCATCGGACGATGGCGACAATATCGAGGCGGATTGCCAGCAGGCCAATACCTATCTGGGTTCGAGGGCACGGCTGAAGCAGGTAACGATGGTGCGCCCCGTGCTGGCCTCGGACGGGGATCTGCCGTTATCGGTCGCGATCAACGCGGACTTTTCCGACAAGGTGCGGCCGTTCGTGACCTCGACCTTTACATCGGGAGGCGCCGACTGGGATACCGCGGAATGGGATGTCGCGGAGTGGGCCGGCGGCATCCAGTCCAAGCCGCGCTGGCTGGTGGCGAGCGGGCAGGGCTACAGCTTCAGCCTGCGGCTTCGACTCCGCACTTCGGCGCAGCGCGTCTACTGGTATTCGACCGGATGGGCCTTCAAACCCGGGGGCGTGCTGTGATCTATCTACCGAAGACCGAACCCGAGCGTGAATATCTCTGCGCATGGGCAGCGCACAAGGTCGGGCTGGACCTCGGGGATTTCGGGGTTGGCGCACAGCCGATCGGCTTTATTGTCACTGAAAAGCTGGAAGCGGTTGCCGTTTATCACAATTACCGCGGCGGGTGCATCGAAATCAGTTTTGCGACGCAATCGCCACGCTGGGCAAACCGGGGCGCAATCGAGGCGGTATTTGCATATCCGTTCCGGCAACTGGACGTGCGCCGGCTCACGGCGATCACGAAAAAGCAGAACCGGCGCGTCCGCAAGCTGCTGGAGGGAACCGGGTTCATCCTGGAGGGAAAGCTGCGCGCTGCTTTCCCGGACGATGACGGATGCCTGTACGCCATGACGCGCGATTATTATCTGAGGAGCAAGTGGAATGGGCAAATCAGCCCCGAAGCCGCCACCAGGGCCTGATATCAATCAGCTGGTCAAGACCCAGGCCGACGTAAACCGGGTCGACCAGTTCAGTCCGTTCGGGAGCAGCGTATTCTCCGGGCCGAACAAGACGACCCAGACGACCACGCTCGCGCCGGGGCAGCAGCAGCTGTTCGATCTCGCGACGCAACTTGGCGGACAACTGCCGAGCCAGCCGTTCAGCTTCGATTTCGACCGGGCCGGGACGGAAAACGCGGTCTTCCAGCGCGGCCTCAACCTGCTCAATCCCGAATTCGAGCGGCAGGAAAGAAGCCTCGAGCAGCGGCTTGCCAACCAGGGCCTGCCCACAGGATCGGAAGCGTTCAATGACGAATTCACGCGGTTCCAGAGCGGGCGCGACACGGCGCTGGAAAACCTCGCGTTCCGGTCCGTGGAAGCAGGCGGCGCCGAGGAATCGCGCGCCCTGTCCAACCAGTTGCTGGGCCGGCAGCAGCCGCTGTCCGAAATCGGCGGGCTGCTGAGCCTGATCCGCGCACCCGGCGCGCAGCCCTCGCAAGTCGATGTGCTGGGCCCGGCGCAACTGCAGCAGAATGCCCAACTTGCCGCATTCAATGCGCAGAATCAGCAGCAGCAGGGCCTTCTCGGTGGGCTGTTCGGTCTGGGCGGTGCGCTTGGCAGCGCTGCCATCCTGAGTTCTCGCGATTTCAAGGAAGACGACGCGCCACCCGAAGCTTTCCTCGATCGGGTACGCAAACTGCCGATCCGGGCGTGGCGCTACAAGGGCGAGGCCGAAATGCATATCGGCCCCTATGCCGAGGACTGGGCGAGGCTGTTCGGCGGCAATGGAAAATTCATCAGCGCCATCGACGCCATAGGAGTCTGCCTGAAGGCGATACAGGAACTCGCCGGCAAGATGGAGGCGGCGCATGGCAATTGATCCCCGAACCGGCCAGACGGACGTTCGCGACATGCTGGCGCAGCAGTTGCTTTCGCAGGGCACGCAGACCGGCCCGGTGCGGCACCCGCTGGAGGGCGTTGCCCGATTGGCGCAGTCGCTGTCGGGCGCGCTGCTTGCTCGCAAGGCAGGAGAACAACGAAAGACGGAGGCGGGAGACCGGAACCGCGCACTGGCGGAAGCCCTGCAGCTCTCGACCGGCAAGCCGGCCGAAACGGTGGATTTCGAGGGTGGACAGAGCATCGACTTCCAGCCCCAGCCCGCCAATCCGAACCTTGCTATTTCCAATCTGCTCGGCAATCCCAATACCGCTGATCTTCCCATCACGCAGCAATTGCTCGCGCAGAAACTGGCACCCACGCCACAGAAGTTCGGGCAGCCCGTCGCCGGCATTGGTCCCGGGGGAGAACCGGAATTCCGGCAGTTCACTCCGGGCGGGGCATCGCAGCCGGTGCCCGGTTTCACGCCTCCTCAAAAATCTCCGCTGGTCACGGTCACGAATGCAGGAGAAACGGCGGAGGCGAAGGAACTCGGCAAGCAGCGCGCGACGAAGTTCGGTTCGCTGCAATCCGCCGCCGGGGCCGCGAGCGGCAAGTTGCAGCTGTTCGACCAGATCGAGACCGGCATGGAAGGTTTCGAAACCGGTTCGTTCGCGGAGACCCGCCTTGTGTTCGGCCGGGCCGCCGACTTCTTCGGGGTGGATCCGGAGCAGCTCGGGCTGGGGGATACGGCGAGCGGAGAATCGATCAAGGCGGCGGCGAACAAGCTGGCGCAGTTGTCCCGCGCGGGCAGCGGGGAAGGCACGACCCTTGCGGGCCAGATGTCGGACAAGGACGTGGAATTCCTGATCGCATCGAACGCCAGCGTCGGCAAGACTTCCCGTGGTAATAAGCTCATCATGCAATTCCAGCGCCGCGGCGCGGAGCGCGTCATCGAAAAGCGCGACTTCTTCGAAAACTGGCTGAACGAGAACGGCAATCTGAAGGGCGCCAATTCGGCATGGTCGAAATTCGAACGGCAGAACCCGCTGTTCACGGATGAGGACCGCGCTGCCCTGTCGGCTTCGACCAGGAGCCCGAAACAAATGAGCATCGAGGAATTGACCGGCCTCGACGTGACAACCCTGTCCGTCGACGAGATTCGCGAGGCCGAGGCGCGTTTCAAGGAGTTGAGCAAGTAATGCCGGAACCGTTCGACAATCCTTTCACGGCGGAACTGGAGCGGCGCCAGCAGAGTACTCCCGCTGCACCCGCCGGCCCGAATCCCTTCACGGCGGAACTCGACCGAAGAGGGCTGATCTTCCCCACGTCGGAAGGACTGCCCGAGCTCGGCTCCGTGCTGGGCACTGTCCTTGCCGATACCTCGACGCCGAACGAAGCGCGGGAAAACCTGCTGCGGCTGCGAAGCGCCGTCAATGTGCCGCGCTCGATCCCTGGGAAACTGAATGCCATCGTGCAGCAAATGCCGGGCGCGCAGATCGAATTCGCCGAGGACGGGACGCCGATCGTTGATATTGGAGGGGACCGGTTCGTCATCAACACGGAAGGATTCTCCGGGCAGGATGTGCGCGACGTGTTCCCGGACATCGCCCTCGGCGGACCCATGGCAGGTGGCGGCGCGGCGGGCGGGCGGCTATTGCTCGGCACCGCGGGGCGTATCGGTGGCGCCATGCTGGGCGGGGGTGCCAGTGTCGTTGCACGCGATGAGCTGGGCCGCGCGCTCGGCTCGGGCGAGCAAACCAGCCCTACTATGGTGGCGCTGGTCGGCGGGCTGTCCGGTGTGGGCGAGGCGGCGGCGCCGTTCATTGCTAAATTCGTTGGCCGCATTCTCGGAAACAGGGGCTTTGTCACGGCAGGCGGGGAATTGACGAAGAAGGGCAGGTCGGCGCTGGAAAAAGCCGGCATCAATGCCGACGAGATCACGCCCGAATTCCTCGAAGCCTTCCGCAAACTCTCGCAGGAAAACCCCGCTGCGGCCGCGAGAGTCGCGGAGACACAGGCGCTGGGAAGGGAACTCGACACGGCCCCCGTTCCATTGTCGCGGGGAGACGCCACGCGGGACGTTCAGCAACAGGCGTTTGAAAGCGCCGTGGAGAGGGGTGCGAGGATCGAAGGCGTACCGCAGGAAGCAGGAGAAGCACTGAGGCAGTTCCGGCAGGGCCAGCAGGGCGCGCTGGGAGAGACCGCTGAGGCCCTTCAGGCGAGGGTGGGCACGGAGACCGGAGAAGCCTTCGGCGCCACACAGGCGGCGCTGGCGGCCGAGCGGGAGGCATTGAAGGCCAGTACGGACGTAGCATTCGAAACCGCGCGTGGATTGCGGGCTTCCCTTGCCACGGATACGGTCAAGACGGTGGGGCAGGGCATAGGCCGAAATTTCCGGCAGCAGTTCAATCCCGCTACTGCGCCAAAGACGGCGGCGGTGATCGGGCAGCTGGAGCAGTTCCAGGCGCGATTCCCCGGCAAGGTGACGAGCGTTACCGTCCGGACGATGGAGAACTGGCGCGGCCAGATGGCGCAACTCGCGCGGTCGTCCGATCCCGTGGAACGGGCCGCGGCCGGGCAGGCGCTGCGCAATTATGACGATCTGGTGGGAAAAGCCGTGGATGACGGTTTGATTCGCGGAGACGTCGAGGCCGTGCAGGCATGGGCCACCGCGAGGCGGCTGAGGCGCGATTTGTTCCAGCAGTTCGAAGCCGACAAGCTGGTTTCCAAAATCGTTCAGACGGAAGACGGGGTATTGAAACTCACGCCCACGGAAGCCGCGAACGTGCTGTTCACCGCGGATGCGGCCGGGGGCAAGCAGGGTGCCGTTAGAGCAATCCAGAAGATCGGGAAGATCCTCGGCAAGGACAGCGAGGCATGGCGCGCGCTGAAGCAGGAGCAATTGCTGCGCCTGTTCAGCCAGGCCACCAAGGGCACGCCGCTGGACGAGAACCTTGGCCGCACCTTCTCGGGTGACAAGTTTGCAACCGCATTCGAGAAATCCATGCGGACCTCGCCCGAGTTGATGCGGGAATTGTTCACCACCGCCGACCTTCGCCTGATGGCGCAGCTTCGCCGCGTTGCGCTGCTTGCGACCAGCCGGGCACCCGGGGCGGTGAATTTCTCGAATACCGCGACGGTTCACAGCATCCTGCAGAAGATGGGCTTCGTGGGCCGCAACGCCAGCGACCTGATCGCAACCGCCTTGCGGGGGCTCAGCAGGACGAAAACCTCACGGCTCGTCGAGGAAGCGATCAACACGCCGCTCGTGCCGCGACGCCTTCCCATCCCGGCCGGAGCCGGGGGCGCCGCTGGCGGATCGACGGCGCCGACGCTTGGCGAGCAGCTTCTGAACCAGTAGCGGGATATATCCGTCCCAGGCCGAGCCGTCCATGTAATGGCCGTGTTTGAAACGGTGTCGTAGCTCAATGGCAAGATACAGGAACAGCGCGCCGAGCAGCAGCCACAGCCCGCCGATACGGTAGAGCAGATACCCGAATCCCCAGGCGAGAATATACGAGAGCGGCCAGACGATGAATTTCATGTCGCCGCAACTCTAACCGCGTCCGGGACCGAAAGTCACTGGTAAAACGCGAACGGAATTCCAGGAGAACCACATGCCTCGCAACGGCTCAGGCACGTATACAAGGTCGAACGGCGTCAACACCGGGGCGTCGCTCTGGCAGGCGGACCGCGACGCGGGAACGAAAATCACCGCCCCGCTGCACGATACGCACGACGAGGATATCGCCGACGCGCTCACTGCTTCGCTGGCCAAGGACGGGCAGACAGCGCCGACGGCCAATCTGCCGATGGCCGGATTCAATCATACCGGTGTCGGCGACGCGACGGCGCGGGATGAATACGCGACGCTGGGCCAGGTGCAGGACAGCGGCGGGGTCTACATCGCGGACACGGGCATTGCGGATGTCTATGCGATCGCTCCGGTTCCCGGGGTTGGGGCCTTGGCGGCGGGGCAGCTCCACCGGGTATTGATCGGCACCCTCAATACCGGGGCGTCGACGCTCAACGTCAATGGCCTCGGCGCCAAGAATATCGTCTGGCCGGACGGTTCGGCACTGGTCGCGGGAGATTTGCCAGCCAACGCCAATGTGGAAGTGATCTACAACGGCACGGTCTATCATTTGCTGACGGTGGCGAACCAGCCCGGAACGGCGGCGTATGTCGACACGGGCGCAGCAGCTGGCGAAGTTGGCCTGAACGATCAGGCATTCGCGGATATCGCGAGCGCGACCACGACCGACATCGGTGCGGAAGCTTCGCTCAATGTCCGCATTACAGGCACGACCACCATTACCGGACTCGGCACGGTAGCCAGCGGAATCAGGCGCAAGGTCCGGTTCGCTGCGGCGCTGACCTTGACGCACAACGGCACTTCCCTGATCCTGCCGGGAAGTGCGAATATCACCACGGCGGCGAACGATACGGCGGAATTCCATTCCCTCGGTTCGGGGAACTGGCTGTGCCATTCGTACAAGAAGGCTGATGGAACCCCGACGATAGACGGCTCCGGCATGGTGCCGCTTGCGACCTACAGCCTGTCCTCGGATGCCACGCTGGATATCACTTCGGTCCTGACAGCCACGTACAAGACGTTCCTGATCGTGATGAACAACCTCATCCCCGCAACGGATGACGTGCAACTCCGATTGAGGACATCGACGGACAACTCGACCTTCGACAGCGGCGCCTCGGATTATTCCTATGCCGCGCAGGGACGGCTGCAGGACAATGCGGCGCTGACCCAATCCGGCGTGTCGAGCCTGATAGCCCTGGGGCCAGCTGCTGGAGGTGGTGGCGGCGTCGGTAACGGCTCGTCCGAAGGCGTTTCCGGTACGATACGGATTTCCGATCCTCTGAACGCAGCGACTGAAACCAAACTGCGCTACGAAATCGAGTTCGTAAACGCTGCCGCGACAAGTCAGATTGCCTCCATGCAGGGGGCTGCCCGTCGTGCGACTGCCGCCGATGTGGACGCGGTTCAGTTGTTCTTCAGTTCCGGCAACATCGCGTCGGGCGAGGTGCGGGTTTACGGGTTCAAGGAGCCGTAATTCTGCGTCATTCGAATGGACTTTCGTAATACTGCTCGTCGTCGTCTTCTTCGAGCATCCAGGCGAATCCGTCATTCCAGCCGACAATTACGCAGACCCACGGGCCATAGACCAGCCCGATGAAAAACCCGATAAAGGCGCTGGCCACGCGCTTGAGTATCATCCAGAATTTATGCATGGCACTACTAAACCCCGAATCCGGGCACCCGTCAAGAAAGGACATCCGATGAAAGAAGTTACCTTTACCGGCAAGACCGACAAGGAACTGCTGGCCGTGGTCGCGCAATGGCTTGCGGCCGAGCTGGCGAAGAATAAGAACGAGCCCGAAGTTGAGCCGCAGGGAGGCGACGGCGGCGGTCCCGGATGAAACGGTTCCTTCGGGAATCGTGGGGCGATTACGGTGTATGGCTGGTGGCGCTGCTGTTCATAGCGTCCTTCCCGTTCTCGCGCCTCTATGAAATAGCCGACGACCTGGAATCCGCCAGACGGCTTCACCTGTTCGCCAAGTACGTCCTCGTGGCGGCGGGCCTTGGCTTAGCAGTCTGGGTCTGCCCGCCGCAACGCGCCGCCGTGCGGATGCTGCTGGCGCTGTTCTTCGTCAGCGAGGCGTGGGATGGGATGCAGTACGCCGCTTGCAGGCTGACGTCGCCGGAGGATACCACGGCGCTGCTGGCCGAGGCATGGGGTACAGGCATTCCCGAGAGTTTATGCGAGAGGGTGTTTGGTGGCGATCCACGATTCATCCAGTACCCGATACTGTTTTCACTGCTGGGATGGATATTATGGCGCTACCGGACGGCTCTCCGGACCTGACTTCATGGGCGGGCTGGGGCACGGCAGCAGGGGCCGCGATTGCGTGGTTCTGGTATTTCGTGAAACGGTCCGTCGGCAGATCGGTGATCGACCCGACGACGCAAGCGTTCCTGGACGGGCTGAAGGAAGATATCGAGCGCATCGAACACGCGCTTGAAGGCCACGGGAAAGATGTCAGGGATCAGGACCGGCGCATCAACGATCTCAAGGTCGAACTGGCGCAAGTCAGGAGGAAAAATGGCAATGGCCGATGACGAGGAAAAGAAAACCATCCTGTCCTGTGCGGCTGGCGTTCTGGAGCGGCTTACGGCCATTGAGGGGCAGCAAAAGTCAATACGCGAAAAGCTGGAGGGCCACATGAACCGCGAGGAAAAGACCCAGGCTGAGATCAAGTGGATTACCCGTCTTGTTTTCGCCTCCATGCTTGGAATCATCATCCAGCAATGGGCACCATGGACATGAATCTCCTCCTCGAACGGATCGTCACGGATGGCGACAGCACGATCGGATTGCTGTTCCTCGACGAGGCATTCCAGTGCTTCACGCTGGAGGACGAGTACCGCACCACCAAGAAATACGGCGAGACCCGCATCCCGTCCGGGTCGTATCAAATCCGCCTGCGCACCGCTGGCAGGCTGCACGAGAAATACAAGAAGTTCGGCGAGCATGTCGGGATGTTGTGGCTCCAGAACGTCCCCGGCTTCGAGTGGATTTACCTGCACATCGGCAACGACGACGACGATACCCTTGGCTGTCCGCTGGTGGGAGATATCGCCAACGCGAGCCCCGGGGACATGAAGCTGATGAACAGCACTGCGGCCTACAGGAAACTCTACGGCGTGGTTGCCGAGGCGGCGCGGAAGAAAAGCCTGACCATCACGATTGTTGACCGGGATCTGTAAGTGAACCCCGGTCAGGGGGACCGGGGCTCTGTCGCGGGCCAGTCGCCAAACTCTGGCTGCACAAGTTCATACCTATCCGTATATCAATATAACCGTCAGCGCAATGGCATGAACGGAGCGCCAATGCGTGATGCTTTCCACGCCGCCGCAACGTCTATGCTTTAGCACAATCTGAAAGGAAACGCCATGACGAAGACAATCAACTGGATCAAGGACAATCCCGTGAAGGCGGGCGCGGCAGCCGTTGTTGCGCTGGTCCTGATCACGCTGGTCTACCGGCTGGCCAACGACATTCCGCTGGTGGGGTGATGAAAGCCGCCCTTACGGACCAGCCTTCGAAAGCGCCGTCCCGCAAGATGTGGGCGGTAATTATCTCCGGTGCCCTGTCGAGCGTGGGAACCATCGTGCTGTCAATCTACGCGCCGCTGTTCGCCACGCCGGAGATCGTGAACCTGATCCAGGCTTTCGCCGCCGCCCTTACGGCTACGATCATGTCTGGCGTCGGTTACTGGGTGCGTGAGCGTGCTTAGGGCTTTCTTGGCATGGTCGGGCCTGTCCAAGCTGGGCATCGCACTGGTGGCGCTCGCCGGGGCCGTGGCGACGTTCATGGTGGTGATGGCGCGGGAGCGTGCGATCGGCGCCGCCAAGGAACAGGCGAAAGTGAGACGGAAGGTCATCAAGGATGTACTGGAAACGAACCGCAACAAGGCTCGCGTTCGCCGTGATCGTGGCGAGCTCGACCGGCTGCATGACAAGTACAAGCGGGACTGAGGGTGGTCCACCGTTCTGTCTCGTGGTCACGGAGCCGTTCCGGGCGCATGACGACGACACGCAAGGGACCAAGGACCAAGCCGCAGTCCTGAACAGTTCGTGGGAGAAATGGTGCGAATAGCGAAGAAGCCATCCCGTTAAGGATGGCCCCTTGCTGGTAGGTCTTTCCTCAACCCCGAGGTCAAGGATTTGGGACATTTCGACGGACCTTTTCAGCTATCGTCCCGTAGTCCCTAAACGGCTTGTCGGCCACCCGAAGGCCCGACCGATCAACTCTGTGAGCGGCTTTAACCGCCTGGATCCATGACACCCTCCGTTTGAAACTAGGCCCGAGGGGGCATCGTTCTCAGTTGTGAGATTTCCAACCCTACCACATCCCCGCCCCAATGTCAGCCCTCAAGCCACCGCTTCACTTCCAGGAAGAACACATAATCGTCGGCACGTTCATCGGCCAGCGCACTTTCCATGCATTCCTCTGCCGCAATTCATGAGTCCGCGCCATATGCCCTCGTCATGACGCCGGCCATCTCCCGTGGCGATGTGAAGTTGTAGAAACCGCTGAACTCGATGGTTTTCATGCCCCGCCCTCGCGCGGGGTTTTCTGTGTGCGGGATTCGATGGCATTGGCAATCGCCACCGCCCATTCCGGCGCATCCTTCCCCCATGCTTCGTAAGTCTTGGCAATCTCTGCACAAGCCGCCCGCTCGCGTTTTTCACCATCCTCCACGCCCCGCTGGTAGGCTGCGGATTCGGCTTCGGTGATGGCGGTTTGAATGTCACGCATGATTTCGCCGGCAACGAAGATGGCCGACCCCGCTGCCGTCGTATTCTTGAAATACCCGTCCGTGAAAACCTGCTGCACAGAGTCAAATGCGGACCAGTCTCGAATTCGCTGTGTCAGTGCCTCGCTCATGTCTCTTCTCCCAGTGCCGCGCGACCCATTCTGGTGATTTCGAACCACAGCCACCAGACAGACGGCGGCTCTTCCTGTAGGCGCGGTCGCCACGTAAAGGCTTGTGGATGAAAGGCCAGAAACCAGCGTTTTCCCCGATATACTCGTTCACTCAGCATCGTCGGCATCTACTCCTCCTCCGGCTTTACAGCGCCGGCTGCGCGGCTTCTGAATGTATCTTCAGGCAGCCACAAAGACGTTTCGGCATTTCTGCGCTCCTTGGTGGCATCTTCCAAATTGTCAAATAGGCCAAGATGTATTTTTGAGCCGTTGTGTCCGATACGAGCGTTCCATTTTCCTCGCTGCTTGTGCCACGAAACCCCCAAGATGCCGCTCGTGTTGTTTTTCTGCGGCCCGGCCTGATTCCGCATATTATTTTGGTGTGCTACGATGCGAAGGTTGCTCCGGCGATTGTCGAGCGTATCGCCATTGATGTGATCGACAACAAGACCTTTTGGGGCATCGGTGATAAATCGATGGAGATATGTCCTCTCGTTTTCCTTGAAATTGCGAGCTACATAATAAAATCCGTCCTTCTTCACCTTGAACCATCTGCCAGAAGCTTGGACTCTCTCATAGTCACATTGATCGACAAGAGCTTCGCCGCCATTCGACAAACGAACTGTTGCCGCCAGCCGCTCCACGGCATCATCGTATTCAGACATCGGTCAGTCCTCCTTCATGGCTGTGGCCCGATCAGCCGTGACATAGCAAGACCCGTACCCGCCGCAGCCATGTTCCTTGCAGTCAGCCCGCAAGCACTCTGCCCGCCATCCCGTACCGCCGCACCGATCGCAGTAGTGGGCCGAAGAATGCAAGCATCGCGTTACGCGCTTGCCGGTGAACTTGTCCGTCACATCATCCTCCAGACCACATGCCCCGCCCCCAGCAGCACCGCAGGCACGACCCAGCCGGCCAGATCCCGCAGCGAGGGGTTGAGGTCATGCACGAATTCCCGGTACAGGCCCACCAGGATTGCCGGCAGGGCGCACAGGAGCGGGTACTGGAGCAATCTGTCGTGTATCAACGACACCTGTCCCGTAAGCTGGATAAGCCCCTCGGTAATCGCCACGCTCAGCGACACATGGGCGATATCGTGCGCAATGTCGGTGCGGGTCCAGGCTTTGAAGCGGGCGATCATGGCGTGTCCTTGGCGGCGCGGATGGCGGCGGCTCGCGCCTCGGCATAGTCGCGGCCCAGCATGGTCCCGACACCGTTCTTGAAATCCTCGGGGAACAGGCCGTTATGGCAGTGCGGGCAGGCGGGCACCATCTTGCGCTTGCGCCACACCTTGTCGAGTTCCATGGTGGCAAGCGCACGAGCCTGAAATGTTTCAGCTTCCTCAAGCCGCTCGCGTCGGCGCCGCAACTCGTCCGCCGCCGCCGCGTATTGTGCGACCAGCCCGGCGAAGGCGTCAAACGACTCGACCTCGTGCTCGCAATCCTTGCACCAGACGCGCCGCTCCCGCGTATCATACAACAGGCGGCGGTGCTTGCACGCCGAATAGGGACGGCGAGTCATGCCGCGCGAGACGCGGTAATCGCCGATGTCGACGACGCCTGGACCCATTATGAAATCCATCTCCTGGATCGGCGGGTCGCGATCCTCAGCCATCAAAATCTCCTCCTTTATCCCCGTGCTTCACAGACCGGTACATCTAGGTGGTATCCAGGTACGTTTGTAACTTTATTGCTCATTAAGGAATCCACTGTCTTCACTGGCTTCACTGGACCGCCCCTAAGTCATTGTCGCATAATGTATATATTGACAAACTTTGCTGGCGGCACTGCATATAGTGGGTTTACTGGCATTCAGTGGAATCAGTCCACAGGGTTATTCACAGGACTCCCCTTCTCCTGCTTGGCAAGCCTGATGCGCTCCATCATCAAGTCATCGAGGCGGTATAGCTTCTGCAATGTACCGTCCGGGTCGTCGTAGTCTTTCATCTCCAATATGTCGGCTATAGCCCGGAAGTTCAGTCCCTTGCAGGCAAGGATAATTCTGAAATCCGTCGAAAACTTTTCCATCTCTTTGCTCATCGCTTCACCGTTCCGTTTCCATTCCAGTGTCCCGGCGCCAGTTCCCGGATGCGGATGCGGGCTGAACTGACATCCCGCGAGACAAGGAACTTGATTTCCTTCTCGCCCACGGAATCGTGCTTGTCGCGGATTCGCTGGGCCTGGAACTTCATGTTGTTGCCCATGCCGATCAGCACATCCGCGATCCGCTCCAGTTCGTACAGTTGCGCGTCGGCGATCGGGATTTCGAACCGCACAGAGCGGCCGATGATGTCCTTGTCGAGTTCCGTTAGCTCCGGCGGCTCGTCCTTGCCGGCCTGGAGCCGCACCACGCGGGCCTGCTCTTTGGCATACAGCCGGTCCTTGGTTGCGTTGTCAGTCATCGTCAGCCTCAAGCCGCACTACGCGGTAAAGCTCAGTATTCGTGTCATCGTCGAGGCCGAGCGGGTCCAGATCGCTTTTCGATTGCGCCCCCAGCAGCACCGCTAAGTGCCGGCGCTCATCGTCGTCGATCTTCAAAACAAACGTTCCATGCATATCAGCCATCTTTAGTCTCCTCGCTCTGCGGGCCGGTGGTCATGCCGCGCGGTCCGCGTTCTGCTGAAGTGCTTGCTTCGACGTGCCGATCATCGCCGACACGATATCGAGAACGCGCTCCTTGCTCTCGCCGAACGCCTTCTTGCCCATGGCGCGGGTCGATTGCGATTTGGCAGTAAACACCGTCACCAGCGCATCCGACACCGTGACGACAGCGTATTCGTCCATGGGGCGAACGAAGGCCGCGACGCGCAGGGCCTCCGCCTTGCTTGAAGCGGCGATGCTGCGCTCGTCCCGATATCCGGCTTTGATAAGTGCAAACTTGCGAAGCGCATCCGGCGTGGCAAACCGCTCGGCCAGATCCTCTGGCAGATTCTTCCACGCCTCGTTGATCGACGCAAAGTAGAACCTGTGCGATCGCATCGAGCGGTCCTCGTAGGGAGCCATCCGATAACTCTCGCCCACGACATAGTGCTTGTCGGCAATCTTCGGGTGCCGCGGCACGAGGCTTTCGCCGTCCCAGTCGAACAGCATAGGGGCAATGTCGGCCATCAGCCTGCCGCCAGAATGGTGTTGGGCTCATCGGCTGGCGCGGCCTGCCGGCGCAGCGCGGCCAGAACCTCGTTGCGTTCCTTGCGGAGCTTTGGGATTTGGGCCAGCAATGCCGCCTGCAAATCCCTGTCCGGTTCAAGTCTGATCGTCAGCATCGGCAGTTCGGGATGGTGAAAGACGATATCGCACCATGCCCGGCCGCAGATCATCATCTGGCCCTGCGCCTGCTGGATGTAATCTGGCGGGCAGCGCCCGTGCTTCTGGAAGTAGAGAATCGCCTTGGTGTGATTCTCGGCCTTCAGGCATTTAACCTCGATCAAGCCATCGTCGCCGATGAACCTGTCCGGCGAGCAGCCCATCGCGCCGGTATCGTCCGTAACGAAGCCCACGGGCACGGTATCGACATCGTGCGCGAACTCGTAGAGGTCGATGGCGTGCGACTCCATCTCGCGTCCGCGCTCGGTCCAGTCATTGCCCTCCCACGCATCGACGGGGCGACCGGCGAATAATTCGTTGGCCAGCGTGATCGCATACCCCGCAGCGGATTTGGACGGCTCGCCCTTGCTGGTGACGATCTTGGAAAACTCGGAAGCGGTCGGTAGCCCGGCACGGAGCACGTACCATTCGTCGCTGCGCTGTTCTACGTCATGGATTTTCATGTTTCTCGCTTTCTGCTGTCTGCTTGGCCTGCAATGCCACCTTGGCGGCGCCGAACGCGCTGGCAGGCAATTCGTCAAGACTCGCGACGCCGAGCAGTTTCAGGAACCGTGCCGTATCGGCCCCGGTCTTTTTCATCATGTCGACGAGCGCTTCCTTCTGCTGCGCCGAAATCGGCTCCCCCGGCAAGCCGCCGTCGTTATCCTCGCCGGCCGCAAGTCCAGTGGCCGCGAGCAACGTGTACCTCTGAAGGTAAGTCGTCGTGGAGCCGATCTGCTGAATGAGGTTCTTGCTGCCGGAATCGTCGGGCATGCCCCGCATCGTCACCCGCTCGGCGTGGCCCAGCGTGTGCGTCAGAACGCACGTCACCGCGACGGCGGCGTTTTCAAGCTGGTTGATCTCCCATGTGTGGGAGAGCCCGTGCGCCGCAAGCGCCTGCCCGATGACCTCGCAGACTTGATCCAGCGTGGCGTGGTCGTATTCGGTGTTCCCGAACTTGACGTGCCGGTTCTTGACGATCCTGGGCGGGTCCGCCTTGAACGCGGCGAGCGCCTGGACGAACGCCTTGCGGGCTTCACGGGCCTCCCAGCGTTCATGGAGGTTCATGAGCTTGTCCAACTGCTCGATGTCCGTGCCCTTTTCGACGGCGATCTGGAGCATCTGCATTGGGGTAACGGCGGGCGCCGCTGCGGATTCGATCTCCACCAGTTCGCCCTTGGCTGCGGTGCTGTGTTCTGTCATTTGTCTCTCCGGTAGGGTGATGCTGCGATGGCGGCGTCGATGCCGTCCCGAAGCTGATTGAACGGGGCTGGCTTTGTGCTTTCCTGTGCTGCAACATTGGCAGCTTCCGCCATCTCATTCGTTGCCTTGTCGGGGCATACCGTGCAATCGGCGGCTTTGAGGGCGTCGAGAACATCGGCCATTCTGGATAGTGCTTCCTTGCTTGCAGCGAAGGGCGATTGGGCACCCCAATATGTGTCAGCCATCAGCCTCACCAGTTCCGTCCTGTCGCGGGGCGCGGTCATTTCGGTTCTCCGGCGAGGCCGCAGTAGCCGCGACGGTTTGCGCGCGGTCTGCTCCATCGCTGTTCCAAGCATCCGGGCGCATAATTCCGTTTTTGATAGGGCTCATCCTCGGCCTTCCATCCTTTGTCTGCTGGCGGCGGGGGAGGTTCGTCAGTATGCGTGAGCCACCGATGCCCTCGCTCTGCGGACATCTTTTCATCGACTATGCGATTGTCCATGATGCAGTATTCGAATGAGCCTTGCGCCCACCGCCAAGCCATACAGTCGGAGGCGATGCAGAGCCAGCGCCCCTCTGTCCCACAAAGCACGTACCGACCAATGCCAGCACCACCGCAACACCGTTTCTCTCTGGCCTCGTCTTCGGTCATCATGGCTTCTCTCCTGCCTGTAGGAAGGCGCGGGCTTTGTCGCCACGCCGCCGCATCTTGTCCCACCAGCCGCCGGTATTGATGTCTCCGGCGCCCGCATGATCGTGCCAGTGGCGGTAGTTCTGTTCCGTCTCGGCCAATTCCCGCAGCAGTCTCGCGGCCTCCTCGGCACGGGCTTCGGCGGCGTCACTGCGGGCAATGTGCAGTTGGTACAGATCGACCGATGGGTCCATTTCAAGGTCTTCAGTCCGAAGTCCCTTGCAGGCATTCACGCAGGCGACGATGCGGCGGGCGTTGGCCTCTTCTTGCTCCACCGTCCATAACCTGTCGGCGTTTCGTCCCTGATAGCAGCAGCTTCCAAGGCTCTCCTCGTCATGGTCAAGGGTGCGGCCAAAATGTGTTGCTCTGCCCGTCATGCCGCGACAGACTTTCCAAGGCTCAGGTGTATGGCTCATCTCCCGACCTCCCCCTGCAGCCCGTTCTGATATCGCCGCACATCCTCATTCAGATTACGCAGTTTCGCTATCGTGCGTTCGGGGTCATCATAACCGTAGTTTTCCAGTATCTCAGCAATGGCGCTAAAATTCAGACGGCAGCAGGCGGACAGAACATCGCCCTTCGCGGCAAGAAAATCACGCATTTCGTCGGCAGCCTTTCCCCATTCGTGTGTCATCCCCAAATCTCCCGTTTCAGCCGCGCCGTCATGGCGTCCCGCAGCAAGTGCATCTCGCATCTCCTGATGAGAATGAAACTCCGGAAGCCGGTCCAGACCTTGCGGGGCTTGGCGTTGTAGCAGCGGCATCTCATGGTGTTTTCTCCAAGATGTCGCAGCCGTATCGATCCGCTATACGCATGACTTCCGGGTCGTTTCTCCAAGCAGTGCTGCCATCGGCGGGACCGACTGCAAACCAGCGATAAATTTGGTCGATGTAGCATTCGCGCGCGGTTACCTTGGTGGGGCTTTGCAGCAGCTTTTTTAAATCATCCGAATCCACATAGCCGCCGGTCATGTCGTATGCTTCGTCGATGGCCCACAGATATTCATGGTCGGCGCGCGCCTGTTTGTACGTGGTCACTTCCCCGTCTCCTTCTCCTGTGCTGCGGCGAGGGCCTTGGTCACGGCCTTGTCAGCCGCGCGAACATCGCACCAGCAGCACCCGACAGCATGGTCACATTTGTAATCCGCAATGTCGGATAGCGGCTTGGAGGCAATTATCAGCGCATCCCGTAACTGCTTTTCAAGCGATGTCAGCATGGTCATTCCGCCGCCTGCGCCATCGCCGCGCGCCGCTGCATCCGGTAGCGCCAGCACTCGCAGGCGAACAGCAGGCGGAGCTCGCTGATCTTCATCGCCCGGCCCTGGCTGTTCATCCAGTGCGGCAGGAGCAGCGCCGTGGTGTAATCGTCCCAGAGGGCATGGCAGAGCCGCTTGGTGACGCGGGGATCGTCGGGGAACAGCACGGCATCGGCGATCGTGTCGCCGCGCCCGCGCATCATCCAGTAGGCAAGGTGGCGCCCGTCGCGCTGATAGGAGCGGGCAACGGTGCGGACCTTGCGGCGCGTGCGGTCGCGGCTGGCCGTGTCGATGGCGGTTAGATGGGTCATGGCTGGGCCTTCCGAAGTGCTGTTCTGGCTTGGCTGCTACGAGCGCCGGTTTCGCGGGCGATTTTCCGCACGGCGTTTCTTTCTATGCGGCGCTCAATTTCCCTATCAAGCCAATCCGCGACTCGCTCGCATAATTCCATTTCGCCGTCTGGGCCTTCATTGCAGCGCAGCCATTCGGCGGCTTCAAGAAGGTCTTCCATTGTTACGCGGGCCATCTTCTCGTTCCCCGCCCACCCGACGCGAGGAGAGCAGCGCCGGGTGAGCTTGTGTGGCCTCTCGGCGGCGAGGCCGGTGCCGTTAGTCGTCCATGTTGTCGAGGGCGTTCACCGCACAATCAGGGCAAAATGTTTTATCGCCGTCTATTGTCCAGTGTCGTGATTTAAGAAAGCCGGGTATGCCGCGTTCATCATACGATCCGTGGCGCGCAAGAGGGGTTAGACCAGTCTCTTCCTCGTCGCCGCACCCGTCGCATACAATTTGAATTGTTGGGTCGCATATCGGCATCTCTCATCTCCTCTATTTGCCACGCCCTTGCATGGCCGGTGTGACTTGCGGGCCGGACGCTACCTCCGGCTATCTTCAAAGGCCGACAAAGCCTTTCTCTGTCCGGCAAGGAGACGGCTACCCTTGTTTTCCCGGCACTTCCACATCCGTCATTTCTCGCCTTTTTCAAGTGACTGGCGAACCTTCGTCTGCGTGTCTGCTTTCCACGCCGCCGCAGGTCACGGAGATACCATATCACAAATTATGATATATGCAAGGGGAAAGTTATGATATTGACAAACAACAAAAAACCGCCCGTGGAAGGGCGGCTGAGTTGGTCGAGGAATTCAGGAGGTTATGCTGTCTTGCCGCCACGGTCCTTGCGGTGCTGTTTCTCGACCTCGGCACGCAGCGCCCAATAGTCCTGTACCAGGGGTTCGCGCGACGGCGGGTGCGGTTCGTCAATGACGCAGCACAGATAGTCCAAGGAAATGTTCAAGCTCTGCGCCAGCTTGACGACGTAGGGGAGATCGATCGACTCGCGTTCATGCCAGCCCTTGTAGTCCTTATATCCCGCATCCATGCGCGCGGCGAAGATCGTTATCGTCTCGCCGATATCCTGACGCACGTTCTCGACCCGCGCCATGATCGCGGCCTTGATGTCGCGCTTTTCGTCAATGCGGTTCGCTGGATGAAGCATCACCACATTTTGTGATAATGCTGCCTTCCCTGCTATATCTATGTTTTTGGTTTGCATCGTATCAAAACATGTGATATAACCAGTACCTATGTCAACCCCTAATAATTGCACAGCCCCCAGCGCGGCAGACCTGATCAAACGCTTTGGCGGACCCTCGAAACTGGGGGAAGAGATTGGTGTGGGCCAGTCTGCGGTATCCATGTGGAATGATCGCGGTATCCCCGGGAAGTGGCATTTGCCGCTTCTTCGGAAGGCGCGCGAGATGGGGATTTCTCTTACCGAAGAGGAACTGTTGGCCACGATTAACTGCAAATGACGGTGCATTGAAACCTCCCTTTGTATCACCTGACAATACCAACGGTTGCACCGTCATGGTTAACAAAAAGTAAAGACCGATGGATTTTTTAAGGCAGGTGCGATCACTTTCTTTGTACAGAGCGGCGAATGCCTAAAAAGAGGTATGCCACAATTTAGCCATTTTACGCGCAGTGCGAGAACAGGAGACGGACATGAGTGGCTGGAAACCAATCGAGACTGCACCGAAGGATGGGACAATAATTTTAATCAGCCCGCGTCCCGGCCTTGCTAAATATCTCGGTACTGTCCGTATCGGGAAATGGGCAGAGCGGAATGGACGTTGGTCATTCGGAGAGGTCGCGGGTCGCAATGTTGACCCCACCCACTGGCAGCCCCTACCGGAGCCGCCCCAATGATCACCTTCACCACCACCCTCTGGCTGTTCGTCCTCATCCCGCTCGCGCTGCTGAGCGTCGTCTGCTTCCTCGTATGCAACGCAAGACGGCATATCGTTGACGAGCCGCCCGAGCAGGAGCTTCCGCAGCGGTTCCGGGGGGCGGGGGGATAATGGTCCGCTGCAAAAATCCGTACTGCCGCGCACTTTACAAGCGCGGAACTGACGAGAGGTGGTGGGGAGCTTATCGCAAAGCTGAGCCCGGCGATACCAGCGGGAAAAGAGGTGCCTTTATGCAGCGCATTCCTCACGACGAATGTCCGATTTGCGGCACGAAGGAAGCAGCATGACCCCCCTCACCACCATAGACGCCACCCACGTCCGCTGCCCGCAGTGCAGGGTGATGTTCCGGACAGAGCCGCCAGTGCAAAAACTGCTGCCGAGCCAATGCAGTGAACCCGGATGCAAGCGGCGCTTCCGTGATTGCAAGAGGGCGGACAAGAGCCGGAAAATACGGAGCGCCCCAGTCATCATGTACATCGACCCCGCAGATATCGAAAGGGGCGTGGCATGAAAGCGTGGCAGAAAATCCTGAACGATATCCCGGTCACGGATCGTGACATCAGGCCATGTTTTTGCATCGGCCCGCAGAACGGAGAGCCTTTCTGCCCATGTCAAATGCGCAATCTGAAAGTTTACCGGCGTGATGCCGAATGGGTAATCCCAGAGCGGAGAATCAAGCCATGACCCCGCACCAAGCCCTTGCCCGCTTCTGCCGCAACCTCTGCCTGTTCGGGGCAGGTGGTCTGGCCTTTGCGGTGCTGCTTCTGTGGTGGCTGGCATGATCTACGATTACGAGACACCAGACACAGAGCATGGACCGGATTGGGACAAAATTACCCGCAGCGAATACAAGCGGGGATTTGTCAACGGTGTATGCGTCAGCGGGGTTCTCGGACTCGTCGCAGGTGGCATCACCGGCATTTTGCTGGCGTTCAAATTGTGGTGGCTGCCATGACCCGCTACGAGAAATGCGTCCTCGCGATTCTGGCACTGGCCGGCCTGTCGCTGGCATGGCTGATCGCCGCCGGTGTGAAGGCGCCCGCCCTGCTGGCGTATTTCGGGTGGGTCGTGTGATGCGCCGATTACGCGGGATGGTCCGTTGTGACGCGCGGGGCTGCGGTTGGTGTACCGACAGACAACAAGTGCTGCGCGACTGGTTTGGCAAACACTGCCCAAACTGCGGCGCTGCGCTGACGAACGCGACCGATAAGGCCGCAGTCTTTCTTGGTGAATTTCTCATGGCACTTGGTCTTGTCAAGCAACCAGTCGAACCGAACGGCGAAGGCAAATTCACGATTAGCACAGATCGGCGGAGTCAATCATGACCCGCTGGCTCCGCCGCATATTCCGCCGCCGTTATCGGCTGCCCCGTCACGTCACGGAACACCGCTTCCGGCCCGGCATGGCGATGGTCTGGGCGCATGTGCGGGAGGTGACGCCGAGATGCAAGTGAACGCTTCCATGAAAGCTGATGATGTCAGTTTCCACGGGCGCGGATCGTCCGAGTCCGGTTTCGAAACCAGCGATGGAGATATCCATGCACAACAAAGACCCGGTGGCGCGCAGCCACGGCACACTGATGAAAACTGTGGGAATCGAATACGACATCTGACCCGGCGCCGATCGACGGCTTCGGCCATTACCCCGGCGGCAGCAACAACCCTGCCGCCGGGCTTCCCAACAGCCCCAGCCTCCCTGACCTGGGGCCGGAGCGGCGGCAGTCCACCCGTGACCTCCCCACGCTGCCGCCGTTCCACTTTCGAGGTGACGTGACGTGAATAAACCACTCGCCAACATCATAATCCCAGAACGCGGTTCTGTCGTTTCGGCAGAGGCATTGCTGGCCATCGAAGAACAAGTGACAACCGCGATTGCTGCCATAGAAGATTTTGGCACGCTTGAAGAGTGGCGCGCACAGGCAAGGGCGCTCGAACAGTATCTTCGGGATAAAGATCTGCAGGGACCGATGCTTGGTTCACAGCGGCGCATTGAAGGACGAATTGGACAGTTGTTGGGAGAAGCTCCTGGTCGGGGAAAATCGGAGATGAGTCAGCGTGCTGACTTATTTCATAGGCAGTTTCGCGAGGAGTTCCGAATTTTGGCACGGGCACTTAATGGCGAGTGCCTACTTGAGAATAACGAATGGCGGAAATCACGACGTGCGCTCGTGTCGCTGGTTCGCAATCGTCTTGGATTGGTACCGGAATTGGAGCCGCTACCCGATGGCATTTTCCGATGCATCGTTGCAGATCCACCGTGGCAACTCGACACTGGTCCTGATGCATGGGGTACGAAAGGCGAGTCCGGCCACGATAATCTTGCCTACGAGCAAATGTCCGTTGAGCGCATCAAGCAAATGCCGGTTGTCGATCATGCCGCCGATGACGCTCATCTCTATCTCTGGACAACGAATAAATACGTCGAACAGTCCTACGATATAGCCCGGTCGTGGGGCTTTAAACCATCCGTTCTACTCGTGTGGGCCAAAGAACCGCATGGAGTCGGGTTGGGTGACGCTTTCCGGCTGACCACGGAATTCATCCTTTACGCGCGGCGCGGCCATCTTAAGGAAGCCCAGATTTGCGATAGAACATGGTTCAACTGGCCGCGCAGTATTCATTCACGGAAACCGGAGGGATTCTACGAACTCGTCGAGACGATGACGCCCGCACCATATGCGGAGAAAGATCGTCTTGAATTGTTCGCGCGCGGGCCTCGGAAAGGGTGGACCGTATGGGGCGATGAAGCACATGGCTGATGCTGGTGCCGGAGCGGTGACCCAACATTGTGGCGACCTTCAAGCTGACCGGGATATCGGTGCTATGTGGGAAAAAAAGTTTTGTGTATTGGCCGCCAAGAGGCACGGAAAGTCGTTCACGGCGCATCAGATAGGGCGCACCAACTCAGCGGTGGCGTTTTGCTTCGACCAAGGCTGGAACCCGTACACATTGCCGGACATTACTATTTGGTCATCTCCTGGGGATCATCATGAAATCAAACACAAGAACCCTACCAACCACGGATACTATGGGCTGGAAGACTATCGATTGCGGGCGTTGAAATGTTTTGCCGACGAAACTCAGCAGGCCGTTCAATACACAATTCACGATTGGGAAAAGGCTGGAGGCCGCCACGTCACGGTCAACCGCGAGGAAGATTGGGTAACCGCGAATATCAACGATCTTTGGGAGGCAACGCTAAACGGAACGGCTTACAGCGCGTTTGGTAATTCGTATGTCGCTGGACAGACACGGCACGTAAAAATTTGGTATTGGCCGACGCGACTTTGGCAGCCACTAAATTGTATCTGGAAGGCCGCCGAATGAAGCGCAAGCCCATCACCCTAGCCACCAAGGTTGCCGTGCTGCTGCTACAGGCCCGGTGCGCTAAGTGCGGCGGAATCCTGGGTGCCGACGTTGAGTGGAATCACATCATGCCGCACGCCCTTGGCGGCGGGGATGGGCCGGACAATATCGAGGCCGTCCACGAGGCGTGCCATGCGGAAATTACCAACGGCACCAAAGCCACCACGGCCGGCAGCACGAAGCATGTCGTCGCGAAGGCGAAGCGGCTGCGAAAAACATACGGCCTCGCAGTGGATATGAACCTGAAAGAAGACCGGGCGCCAACAGGGCCAGTGAAAATCGATAAGCGCTTTTCAAGGAAATTGGCGTCCCGTAGCTTCCCCAAGCCCCCGCCCGGCCATCAGCACTTTCCCAAGGGCAGGAAGGTGCAACCGTGAACCGCACCGCCGAACTCTCCGCGATCGACCAGCACATAGAAACCCATGGCCTTTATCTCTGCGCGCCGGGCGAGAGCCTATACGGCGACGAGGCGATTCCGTTCCGGGAGACGCAGCGCAACATCGCGCGGAACTTTGCCGCGCAGCGCCGCAAGCCCAGACCTGAATGCGCGATGGACGGCTGCCACAATCGCGTGAAGGCAGCGAAGCACAAATACTGTTCGCCAGAATGTTTTGCGGCCGGCCGCACGCATCCACTGATCGCCGTCAACTGCGACGAATGCGGCGCCGAGCTGAAGCGCAAGGAGTGGCTGATCAAGCAGAACAGGCACAACTTTTGCAATCGTGCATGCCACGTCGCGCATCTGTGCAAGGCCGGGAGCGGGGAGGGGGCGGGATGAGCGTGCCGACTCGCCCGATACTGCGCTGGCACGGCGGCAAGTGGCTGCTGGCCCCGTGGGTCATTGAACATTTGCCGCCACACCGAATCTATGTCGAGCCGTTTGGCGGGGCAGCATCGGTCTTGATGCGAAAGCCCAGGTCCTACGCGGAAGTCTACAATGATCTGGACGATGATGTCGTTAATCTTTTCCGTATTCTACGCAAGCAGCCAGAGGCTTTGACTGAGGCGTTGCGGCTTACACCGTTTGCCCGCACTGAGCATGTACTGGCCAGCCAACGGACAGACGATGCGCTTGAACAGGCGCGGCGGCTTGTGGTGCGCGCCTTCATGGGGTTCGGATCGAATGGTCACAACATCAAACGCAAGACATGTTTCCGGGCCAATTCCAACCGCAGCGGGACAACACCGGCCAGAGATTGGCGAAATTATCCCGATCAGCTCGAGGCAATTGTTGATCGACTGCGTGGGGTCACGATTGAAAACCGAGATGCGCTCGAGGTTATGAAAGCGCACGACGGGCGCGGGACGCTGCATTATGTCGACCCGCCATATTTGCCCGAAACGCGCTCGCTTCGAAATCCTTATGATCTGACCTATGCGGGTATGTACGCCCATGAGATGACCGCAGATGATCATGCCCTCCTGCTTGCGGGGCTGCAGGACCTAACAGGCATGGTCGTTTTATCGGGCTACCACAGCGCGCTGTACGACGATGCGCTCGCAGGGTGGCGACGTACTCAGCGCAAGGCACTGGCAGATGGTGCCCGGGCACGCACCGAGGTCCTGTGGATTAACCCAGCTGCCGATGCCGGACACGGGCTGTTTGCGGAGGCAGCGGAATGACGTTCATGGACACATGGCTGTTCCACCATGCGCGCTGGAGCGTGATGATGCGGAGGGGCGATGGCTGACTACCCCGCCATGCAGCTATGGACGGACGCCTATCTGGCTGACACCACGGATCTGTCGGCAGAAGAACATGGCGCCTATCTGCTGCTTCTCATGGCGGCATGGCGCACCCCTGATTGCGCCCTTCCTGATGATGACCAGAGGCTTGCCCGCATGGCCCGCGTCGGCACGAAAAAATGGCACAAATTGCGCCCCGTCATGGAACGGTTTTTTACCGTCGACGCCCGCGGGTGGACGCAGAAGCGTCTCCTGAAGGAGCGCGAGAGGAGCGACATGTACCGTTCCCAGAAATCGCAAGCAGGAAAAGCTAGCGCACGGAAAAGAAACGAAACTGCCTCAACGGACGTTGCAACGGAAGGGGCAACGGGGAAGCAACCACCCTTAACCACACCCAAACCCATAAGAGAGTCCGCACCTAACGGTGCGGGGCGCGCAACGCGATTGCCGGACGACTGGACGTTGCCGGAAGAATGGCAGGCATGGGCACTCGAGGAGGGGTGGCCCGCCGAGCGGGTGGTGTTCGAAGCGGAGCGCTTCCGCGATTACTGGCACGCCGCTGGTGGCCAGAATGCCCGGAAGCGGGACTGGTTCGCCACATGGCGGAATTGGATGCGAAGGGAACCGAAGAACAATGACCGAACCGATAGAAAAACAGAACGCAACAGCCCTCACGACAAGCTCCTGGCCGGATTCGCTGCGGCAGCTCGTGACCCGTGAAACTCACTGGAACGGCGAACGTGTCGTCTGGCGCCCGCAGCCGGTGCCGGACGGGCAGCATCACGCGGCGCAGCGCCTGCTTGCCGATCTGGATCACGAGCTGCGGCCGGCTGAGCGCGACTGGATATCGGGCCGCATCGCAACTCTGCTGGCGCACTACTGGACGCCGGATATGCCGCACAAGCTGCAAGCCGCCGTTGCTGGAGACTGGGTGGTTATCCTCGGCGAACTGCCGCGTGGTGCGATCGAGGCGGCATGCCGGCGGTATCTGTGCGGCGAAACCCGGGCGCGGCCGACGCCGGGCCAGATCCGCAGCTTGGCCCGCGAGGAAATCGCGGACGAGTTGTTGCAGCGCGACCGTCTGCGGGACTGCCTTGAGGGCGGGAAGGCGCCGGCCAGGCGCGGCGGCGTGCGACCGCTGGGCAACGTGACGAAGGAAGCGGCACTTGCGGAATCGGCGCGCATCCGTGGCGAAATGCTGGCCTCGATGACTGACAAGGAACGTGCTGCGTATGACAGGGACATGAAGGCGAGGGGCCGGGCAGCCCACCACCAACGACAGGATTAGAGCGATGAGCGATGAATTCAAGATGAATAAATGCACTCACATCCCTGGTGCCGTTTTAACGGTAGCACCGGACAGCGAATTTACGGACAAGCAAATTGATGCCAAGCGCTTGGCTCTAGCGCGACAGTGGCGCGTTTCGAAAGATACGGTTGCGGATTATGAGGCAATCGCGATGTTGCGGCAAGAGACGGCCAAGCCTAACCCCGGAGAGTGACATGGAGACGTGCGAGACGTGCAAGCTGAATGGCGGGTTTCTGTACCCGATTTATCCGCCGCATGAGCAATCCCGTCGGTTCCATGCCGGAGAAGTTACGCACAAGTTGCCGAAAGACATGAACCGTCATGAGCGTCGGGCGGCTCGTAAGATTCAACACATATGGTGCGGCGAACACGAGGAGAAACGCGATGGCGACTGACTTCATGACAACGCAGGTCGGGCTGTTTGTGGCTGGGTTCGGGACGGGGTTTTTCTCGTTTTTGATAGTTTGCCTGATCGCCGATTTTATCTTGTTCGTCCGTCGAGACATGACGGCCAAGCGCCGTGCGCGTGAATTTGTTATTCGGTTAAAATACTGTGTTACGACAGGAACATAAGCATGACCGACCCCGATATCCCGGCCATTCGAGAGCGTGCAGAGGCGGCCCAAAACATGATTTCGGCGCTTTGTACCCCGAAGGGTTCAGAAGGTGCCCGCGACTGGATTATGTCGATCCCGGCGCGGCCGGACCATGACCCAGATATCGTGATTAGTGCGAGCCTTGCCGATATCCGGCCCCTCCTCGCACTCGTTGACAAGCAGGCTGCGGAGATCAAGCGGCTGCGGGAAGATTGGCTGAAATTGGAAAACATGAGGTTGCAAAGCAAAATATGACTGACCCCCTTATCGAGAGCGTTGCGCGGGCTGCATACGCGGCAGAGTGGGAGGGCGACTTTCCTTCGCCAGGAAGCATCCAACACGAACTCGCCATGAACATTGCCCGCGCCGCCATCCTCGCAACGCTTGAAGGGC